CACAAGTAGGTAGATGGCTACCTGGTTATGGTTTTGCTGTATGGGTTATTAGAGAAAAGAAAGGACCTGATGGTACGCCATATCCTTGTGCAGAACTTCGTGACCCTTACAACTGTTTCCCTGGTTACTTTGGTGCAGATCAACAACCAAAAGAAATGGCTATTGTTCGTAGAGTTCCTAAAGAAGCATTAACAAAAGCATATCCAAACTCTGCTGACAAGATAAATAGCAAAGACTTTTATCAAACAAGCACACTTGGTGTAGGTAATGCGTATGGTTCTGCTTACACAGATTCTTACAATGGTTCTTGGGCTAACTCAAATGGCGAAGGTGATTTGATAGCAGAGTATTATAACGAAGAAGGTACATACATCTTCCATATGACTTCTGCAACTATTCTTGACTTCATACCTAACCCACTAGATAGTGGTCCTGCCTTTGTTATTGCAAAGAAATTTGCATTTGATAGATTACAAGGACAGTATGACCAAATCATAGGACTTATGGCTTCTATGGCAAAGATTAATGTGATGTCAATAATTGCTATGGAAGATGCAGTCTTTACAGAAACAAACATATCTGGTGAGATAGAATCAGGACAGTATCGTAAAGGTAGATTCGCTGTAAACTATTTAGCTCCAGGTACACAAGTCAGTAAACCTGCATCAAATGTACCTTATCAAATATTTCAACAAATAGACAGAATAGAACGACAACTACGAGTAGGTGGTTCTTATCCTGTATCTGATGATTCACAAAGCCCACTTAGCTTTGCAACAGGTAGAGGATTAGAAGAATTAGGTGCAAGTATGTCACTTATGATTAGAGAATATCATACAGTTATGGCTGATGCTATAGAAATGATTGATTCTAAGAGATTAGAGTGGGATCAAAAAATGTATGGTGGTAAAGCTAAAGACCTATCTGGATATTACAACAATCAATTCTTTAGCGAAAAGTATGACCCAAGTGTAGATATACAAGGTGCATACAAGACACGCAGAGTGTATGGTGCTATGGCTGGATATGATGAGCCACAGAAGATTGTAACAGGGCTGCAATTACTTCAGGCAGGTATCATAGACACACAAACATTACAAGAAAACCTTGATGGGTTAGATAACCTTACAACTGTAAACAGTAGAATTACAAAAGAAAAAGCAGAAAAAGTTTTATTTGATTCTTTACTAGCACAGGCACAACAAGGTGATCCTAAAGCAACTATGGCTGTAATACAGATAAGAAAAAAACCTGATGATATGCAAAGTATTTTAGATAAGTTTTACACAGCAGAAGAACCTGCAATACCTGAAGCAGAACAAGAATTGCTTGGAGGAGCTTCCCTACCACCACAGGGTGCTCCACCAGGCATAGCACAATTATTACAAGGTATGGGTGGATAATGTCAATTAATAAACAGTTTGCAGATATTGTGCATAACTCTCTAGGTGATGTAGATGAGTTGTGTGATGATATTTTGATGGAAGAACAACTATTTCAACCTAGAATGTTTCAAGACCAAATGCCACCATTAGTGTTTCCATTTGGTTATATGATTATCAGTTCAACTTTTATGTATTATGATGATGAGGAGCAAGATGGCAACGAGGAGTTCTAGTAATAAAGGTACTGATAGGAGAGCATTAAATGTTCCACCACCAGCAAGAAACACACAAGACAACACACAAGCTGTGCGTAGAATACCTGGTATGCCTTATGGTGAACAACAAGAACTAACACAACAGCAACAAGCTGCACCATTACCAAAAGCTACAACACCACAGGCACAACCTGCAAGACCAACACGACCAATGCCACAATTAGATGTGTTTGCAGAAACACAAAGACCTAATGAACCTGTAACATCAGGTTTGCCTTTTGGTCCAGGAGTAGGTCCTACTGAACCTATTGCAGATGATCCTGATATGTTGTTAAGAGCTATTTATTCTGTTTACCCTGACCCTTTGTTACTAAGATTACTTAGGGGTAAAGGTGTATGATAAACACAGACAACCCAAACTTTGAAGATGAGTTTGAAGCAGAAATAAAAACTAAAGAACAAAGATTTAGTGAATTAAAATCACAACTTTCTGCTAATAATAAATTCAAAGCCAGACTTGCAAACAGAAACTTACAGATAGCACCTTATATTCCATCATCAGTTCCTGCTGGTATGGGTTTAATTGGACAAGACATAGAAAATGTTGATCCTGCTGTTTTAAAATCTTTAGCTTTTCAAGTACAAAATCAAGATAAAAGTTTATGGGATAGTATTACAGATAAATTTAAAGGTGTTACAAGAGGTGTATTTTTAGCTGCTGATGCAGGATTAGATTTTGTCAAAGGTCAATTGTTAGGTAGGTTTCCTGTAGAAATAGGACAAAGATTTAACGACAAACTAGCAGAAGGTAAATCAAGAACAGTTGCATTGGGAGAAGTATTTGATGAATTTGATGATATAAGAAAAAAAGTAGGAGATACTGCTTTTACTATGGCACTTCGTGAAGCATCAAGAGGTAGAGAAATAAACTTAGGCGAAGGTATTATTCCACAATCCACACCAATTAATGAAACAGATGAATATAAAGAATTAGTCAAAAGAGGTGTTGCACCAGAAAAAGCATTAGAACTTGCACAAGACATAGTTGGAAAACCAATAACAGATATTGCAAGAGAACAAGCTATTAGTGGTGTACAGTTCAGAGGAGAAACTAGAGCAGGACTAGAACAAGCTGGTTATACTCCTGAAGTTACATTAGGTAGATTAATTGCAGAACCTTTAGTTGCTATGAATGTAATTGAGCCAGGCACAAAAGGTTATAGAAACTTATCAGGCTCTGTAGATTTTGTAGGAACACTTGCACTAGACCCTGCTAACTGGGTAACACTAGGTGCTGCTTCTGTTGCTAAAGGTGCAAGAAGTATAAAGTTTTTAGATGAAGCACAAAAAGCAAAACAAATAGCAGAGTATGGTGGTATAACTGGTGGTCTTAGAAAAACTGTAATTGAGAAGTTTCCTAAACTAGGTGGTTTTTCAGTAGAGGGATTTTTGCAATCAGATAAAGGTGTTAATCTAAGAAAGTTTTTAGTTAGTGGTAATACACCAGAACAAGCAGCAGGTAATGTAGATTATTTATCTAGTTTATTTAAAACAAAAGATTTAAAAACATTAAATAAAATAGCTAAATCATCTGATGAACAAGAAATGTTTGAATTGCTCACAGATTACTTTGGTAAAAACATAAATCAAAAAATACCATTTTCTAATAGACTGTTTAGTTCTTATACAGGTGGTGCTAAAACAAAAAGAACACAACAGTTGTTTTCTAAAATTACAGGAACATCACCAGAACTTGCTAACTTTGGTGTAGGTCCTGCACTTAGATACAGTGGTAAGTGGTCGCCAAGTGTTAGATTATTTTCTAAGTTGTATGAACCAGGATTAGACCCAACAGATATAGATGGTTCATTAGTTACTTTACAAAATATGATGCGACAGATGGATTTACCTGCTGATACTAGAGCAAAAATATTATCAGAAACTATTGATAGTTTAGATCAGCTAGATGCTGCTGATGATGCAATACTTAAACAAATAACATTAGATGAGCCAGGTGTAGCATTTGAAGCATTTGTTGATCCTTTATCACAGCTACCAGAAAAAAGAGTAGCTAACTCTTTTGCACACGCTGATATATTATTTCAAGCATCTGTAAGGTCTGCAAAAGCATTTAAAGATGAACTTGCTAAAAAAATAGATGATGATTTGTTGTCTGAAACTATTGTTAATGAAATTGTAAGCATATATGAAAAACCACTAAAAGAAGCTGGGTTATATTTTGTTGATGAAGTTGGACAGGCATTTAACTTTGGTGATTCATTAAAAGCATATGTAAATGGTAGTCCAGTAGATATTCCAACATTTAGATTAAGTACAGAGTTAGCACAAAACTATATACCTGTTATTCCTGCAAGTAAAGTTGTCAAGGCAACTAATGTTATGAAAAACAATATATTGAACAATACACCATTAAAGTCTTTTGCTAAAACTACAAAACTAGAAGATGGTGCAGTTAAGTTACTTGCAGATAAATACATATCATCTGCTTGGAAACCAGCAGTATTGTTAAGAGGTGCGTGGACTACTCGTGTTATTGCTGAAGAACAAATCAGAATGTGGGGTAAAGGATATAACAGTTTAGTATCTCCAAGAAGATTAGTCGCTTTAGCTACTGGTAAAGAAGTTGATCCAACAGGTACATTACAGATTGTTAGAAAGATAGAGCAAGGTGTTCCTGATACAGAAATAGAAAATTTAATATTTAAAGAGTTTCCTAATTTACCTAAAAGATTTAAGTATCAAGGAAAAGAAATAAGTATGTTACAAGCTATGAAAAAGTATTGGCTTACTGGCGATAAAGATTTATTGGATATAGTTGAACTTACTTCAAAAGAAACAAAAGTTATGGAAGAATTTTTTGATGCTATATCTGGAACACACAGAGGTTATCAAGGTCTTAGACAAACAAACCCAAGTTATGCAAGAAAAGCATTTAGCATTTTTGATAAGAATGATAACCCAAGAGGGTATGTAGATGCTTTGATGACAGAGTATCAACAATTACTTGGCGATAAATTAGCAGTATTGATTATTAATGAAGGACCACAAGCAGCTAAAGATTTCTTGTGGAAAACAAGATACGATACAGATTCACTTGCTAGAACTATAGCAAGACAAGACCCTTATTATGAAAATATATTTACTAATCAAGATTTATCTAGTCAGATTGTTGATTATATAAATGCTCGTATAACTGTAAAAACTGGTGGTGCTTTTAACAAAGAAACAATGGAGATAGTAACTCCTGGAAATGCAGACTTGTTAAATATATTACGAAATGGTATTTACAAAGAAATAAATCTTAACGAAGTAGGAAGTACAAAAAATCTTAGAAAACAATATCAAAAAATATTTGATGATAACAAAGAAGTATTACCACAATTAATTAAAGGTAGAGGTGGTACATATTCAGAGTTTGCTAGTAAATCAGAGTTAGGTCAGAAGTATGATCAAGTTATAGAAAATATGTTTTATTTCTTTATGACAACACCTACTAATAAATTGTCAAGAGCTCCTGTATTTAAACAGGCATACTGGAATAAAGTTACAGATTTGATTGCTATTAGTTCTGCTGAAGTAAAAGATTTAATTATACAAAGAGCTAAGTCTGCAAATGTTGCTGATAATGTAATCAAAAAAATGCAAAAGACAGTACCTGCAAGTGAAGGTAAAGCATTTTATAAAATAGATGAACAATTTACTGGACTATCTGTAAAAGAATTAGCATTAAAAGCAAAAGGTAAATTAGATACAACACCTTTTAAAAAGTTTGATGATGCTTTTAACTCTATTGATGATGTATCTAAAGCACACGCTCTAAACGAAACTAAAGAGTTACTCTATGATTTAGGACAAAGAACAAGGTTCTGGGAAGCAACAAGGTTAATATTTCCATTCGGTGAAGCCTATCAAGAAATATTAACTACTTGGTTTAAGATACTAAGAGATAATCCTGCACCAATAAGAAGATTTCAATTAACTGTAGAAAAAGGTAGAGAAACAAATCCATTTGAGATAGAAGATACAGACAGAGGATTTTTCTATGAAGATCCAACAACAGGAGAAGAAATGTTTGCGTTTCCTGGTTGGGGTGGATTAGCTAGTAAATTTATGGGTATTGAGGGAGATGACCCAATACAACTAGAAGCATCAGGATTTGCTGCAAGTGTAAACTTAATAGGTCAATCATTCTTACCTGGTTTTGGTCCATTAGTACAAGTACCTGCTGCATATTTGACAAAAGATGTTGACCCTGAAAGCACATTAGTAACAGCTATATTTGGTGATTTCCCACCTGAACCAACTACTAATCCATTTGATTATTTTACAAGATTATTTCCTTATCCATCTTGGCTAAAGAAAGTTATACAAGCATATGATTTAGACCCAGATGAGTATGGTAGATTACAAACTAATACCACTATTGATGTGTATAACGCTTTGTATTATAACGGCAAAGTATCAGATGGAACATATGATGAGTGGAAAGAAGGTATGGATTTAGCAAAAGAGTATGCTAAAACACTTACACTTATCAGAGCAGCAGCACAATTTATAGGACCAACAGGTTTCGTACCTCGTTGGGAAGTTATGAGCCAAAGCCCTGAAGGTAGACAAGTAATATTTGTAACTGCTATGGCTGATGATTACAGAGAAAGATTAGAACAAAATAATGGCGATCAGTTTAAGACTACTGAAGAATTTATACAACAGTATGGAATAGACCCTACATCATTGTTTGTTGGTAAATCATCACAGATATACAAAAGACCTGTAACAATAGAGGGTTCTAAATTTTATAATGATAATAAAGAATTATTTGAAGAATACAAAAGTACAGCATACTTTGTAAAACCAGATGACCCAACAGGTGAATTTAGTTATGAAGCATATCTTAACTCTATAGAAGAAAAAGCAAGACAACCTCTTACATTAGAACAATGGAGATTAGTAAAAAACAATATTCTTGGTTCTATGGCTTGGGAACAATTTATGTTATCAGAAGCACCAGGTATGAAACCTTATTGGCTTAGAAGTGATGATCAAGCACAAGCAGATAAAAATAGTAAAAGAATGCAACTAAAAAAACAATATCCTGGTTGGGGATATGATGATATACCAGGTGTAGGTAGAGGTGCTTCAGTAGAAGTTATTATAGAAGAATTTTATAACTGGAAAAACAATCCAATATTATCGGAAAGTGAAGCAGGAAAAGGACTAGCATTGTACTTGAAGGCAAGAGATAATGCTAAAATGGAATCAGAAAGATTAGGATATGGTCCTGAATCATTTAGAACTGCAAGAGCTTTAGGTAACATTAGATTGTATTTAAACGACTATGCTAACTATGTGATAGAACAATATCCAGATTTTCAATACATTTGGAATAGTTATTTTAAAAGAGAGTTACTAGAAGCAGAAAGAGATGAACAAATAAATGCTACAATCAGGAGTAATTATTAGATGACAATAGAAGAATTTATACAACAGTTAGAATCATTAGTTAATTCTAAAAGTCCTTTACCAGGACAAGCTCCTTTGTTTATTCCTAATGAAGTAAAGCAATCTTTATATTCTCAACCCTCTGTAAAAGCAGCAGCAGAACAAGCAGTTGTTGCATTAACAGGAACTAACAGCCCAATATCAGCAGGTGATATATATAGAATTGCTGGATTAACTGCTGAACCACAAATAACTGATCCTTCTTATCAATTTACAAATAATGAATTACCTAATTTTTTAGGCGTACCTAGAAATTACTCTGTTGATGGTGTGTCTATATATACTACAGATGAACAAGGTAATTTCTTGTTTTATCAAAATGGTTCTGAATATAACTTAATGTTAGGGCAAACACCAGAAGTAGTAGCTGCTGTACAAGCCGAATTAGTAAATGCTAATTTACTTAAACTAGGAGAGTTTGTTCCTGGTAAATGGGGTGGATTATTTATAGGTGATGAGCAAAAAGATGTAGAAGCATTTAAAAAAGTATTAGAACATTCTAATCAAACTATGAACCCAGATTTTACTGTAGGTTTAAGATTTTTTGTAGATAATCAAGAAGCAATAGATGCTTTCCAACCAGAACCTGCGTACTTACCACCTGACTATGCAACAGTTTCACAATCTGTTACTAACCTTTTTGAACAACAATTAAGAAGAAAACCAAAAGCATACGAGTTAGAATTACTTGCTAATCAGTTGTTAGCAGATACAAAGAGAGCTTTTGAAGCACAACAACCTGCACAACTAGATATAGGTGATATAAGTGCAGAAGAACTATTAACTGGTGATTTAGGTAATCATATAGTAGAACCACCAGTACAAGAAGAAACTGCTATTGATCCTACATCAAGAATGTTGCAAAAATTTGATGAGATTACAGCAAAAGAACAAGAAAGGTTAGGTGCGAATCGTGATATTCAAGCCACTAATCGTATCATTCTTAATAGCATCACAGGTGCTCCAAGGTAGTATTATGGAGAATGAAATGACAAATGACAGTAATCCAGCTTTAGTAGATATGTATTTAAAAGCGTTGCTTATGCGAGAGAGTACAAATAATTATGAAGCAGAACATAAAGCATCTGTTATAGAAGATTATGAAACAGGAAAACCTATACGAGTACAAGCATTAGGTGGTTATGGAATATTAGATATTAACTTTCCTGTATGGGCAAAACAAGCAGGACTAAAAGGGTTTAGTATGGCTGATGGTGATTGGAAAGATCCTAAAGCACAAGACACTATTGCTAAATATAAAGTACAAGAATATTTTGAAAAGTTTAAATCTTGGAATGCTGTATCAGTTGCTTGGTTTGCAGGAGAAAACAAAGCTAAAGAACTTTTGCGTAATGGAACAATAGATTACGATAAAGCAGACAGTAATGGTACAACTATAAAACAATATGTAGATAGTATGAACAATCTTATTGCAGAAGAATTTATGACAATGGAAGTTCCTATAGAACCTATTACTATGCCACAGATTTATGCAGGACCACAGCGTAATCCTGTGATAGATAAACAAAGAAAT